TTCCACTTCAGGAATTTGATGTGTTGGTAACCTAAATCCACCAGCAGTGCCTACACCAGTACCATCACTGTATATTTGGATACCACTTGATGCTGCAATAACTATATCTCCAACTGTAATCTCAACTTCACCACCTTGCCATCCTGTAACTACACCAAATCCAACCTTAGCCCATCCATTATTACCATTAGATGTACCACTGAGACCAGAACCACCACTACCAATTGTAATGTTGGCACCTGAAGCAGATGGCATTGTCCATCTATCAACTAGCATGTTTACATAACCACCTGATCCACCGCCGCCGCCACCTTCAGACCACGCACTAGCATCTTCACGCCACTGTGCTTTAACATATCCAGCACCACCACCACTAGAGTTTGAGTTTACTAATTGAAGTTTATCAGATCTATAAGAACCCATACCAGCAATTCCTCCTTCACCACCACCGTGACCAGCAGGACCACCGCCACCACCGTGTGAACCACCAGCAGTATATCCACTAGGAGCAGCACCACCGCCGCCTCCTCCTCCACCGCCACCTACGCAGCCGTAGTTACCACCATGCCCACCACTACCAGTAAAGATAGATTGTTGTGTACCAAGTGGAGTATCACTATTATATCCAGAAGCAGAACTACGTGGTCTACCATTCCTTCCATTATAAGGAGCTCCTCCTTCCTGTTTTCCACCACCGCCACCACCACCAGCAGCACCTGCCCAAATCGCTGATCCAAGCTTAATCACACTAATAGCACCTCCACCACCACCATTATCAGAATATCCTTGACCACCATTACCACCCTTACCATTACTATATCCTTGACCACCGCCAGTAGAACCACCTGCTCCACCTGCTTGAGCAAATATGTTGTAAGAACCAGTTGGATTAATCACTTCTACTTTCATATACTGTCCAGCTCCACCTGATCCACCACTTGGACTACCACCTGGTCCCTGTTGTGAGCTTGAACCACCACCACCTTTAAGTTCAAAACGAATATAATCCCACACACCTATACTAGGAGTTAAGTTAAAACTTCCTGAACCGTATATAGTTTGTGACATCGGAGAACCAACAGCAGCTGTAAATGTATGGTTACCAGAACTACCATCACCCATTTGAATACTAGATTCATGTCCTCCTACATCACCACCAATTCCTCCCTGTTGAGGATTATTTGGATATGTACTAGCAGGGAATGGTCCCGTAGCACCTTGACCACCATCCTTTGATTTATCCCTTAGCGTAGTAACACTAGATGCAGCATCTCCTGTAATAGTATTAGTACCACCATCTCCACCATATTTGTGGCTGCCAGAACCAGACGTTCCTCCACCGCCTCCACCACCAACATTAATTGTTAACAATCCACCACCAACAGTAAATGATGATGCTCCACCATTATTACCATCTTGACTTCCATTAGAACCTGATCCACCTCCACCATATATCTTAATTTCCATTACTTCCCAAGTAGTTGGGAATGTTAGACTTATGTTGGAACTTGGTGATGGATAAGTATACTCATTACTATAATCAATAATTGGACTACCACCAGTCCTAACTTCTCTTCCACCAATTAATGAATTGGAACTAAAGACTTTAAATACTGTGGGTGGAGTATAAGTTACTGTTTCCCAACTTCCTGCAGACGATGATCCTGATGCATAATAGAAATTTGATGGAGTACCATCAGCTTCAGTTATCTTAATATCTCCTGTGCCTTCAGCACCCATCTTCCAATCGTAAATATCATACGTTGCAACAGTAGCATCAGTTAATGGTTGTTTTAATAGACCATGACTGTGTTCATATTGAATACCTCCAACAGGATACCATCCATATAATCTAGTGTTACCACCAGTATAATCAACTAAGTACCTATCACCAATATATCCAGAAGAATGCTCAACACTACTATTAGGTGTTGTATGATAAACATAATGATTGTGTTGTGGTACTCCCTGCAGTCTCCTCTTCTCCATTGTTACTTTAACTGTCTGAGATCCAGTAAGAGATGTCTTTACACTATCAGTTATCTTTTCGTATCCAGTTGTAGTTATTGTACCAAGAGAGAAATAACCTTTTTGTGATGCCTTATCCAAATACCAGTTACCACCTGTCTTACCAGCACCAGCACCAATAGTTATATTACCAATAGTAGGAGATCCTGGACCATAAACATTACCATACCCTACAATCTTCTTTGCTTTTAAATCAGGAACCTTAAATGTACCTAAATCTCTTGTTTCACCTAAATGTTCCCATATATTAGCTGTACTAACATCTTCTACTCTTCCAGTAGTACCGATATTAACCTCCATAGCAAATCCACTACCACCACCAGTATTAGATAAAGTCCATGTTGGTTCTGAAGTATATCCCGATCCAAAATTGGTTGCAGCTATACTAACAATAGCACCAGTAGCATCAACATTACATGTTGCTACTATATCTTCCCCACCTGTTGGTGCAGCATCAAATGTTATAACTGTAGTAGAAGGATCATATCCACTACCACCATTTGTAATATTAAATCCTTTTCTAACAGTACCACCATACTCTGTTCCTAAAACTTTATACAGAGCAGGAAAATCTTTAATATTATACTCTGATCCATCACAATATATGTAACCAGGATATTGAAACTCTGGATTAACATCAGTGTTAGCAGTACCAATAGATACTGTGTATGGAGTCATAGGAACATATGCATTATCATACACATCATCAACTGCTTTTAAAGTTGTAATGATTGATCCGATCTCAGTAGTGTCGGTATATTTGTCACTATAAAAATTAGGTCTTGTATTTCTGTAGGATATTGTCATGTCAGAACTTAATTAGATACTCTAATACGATAAACGGTGATGCCACACTATCTATAGATACAGCATCATCAACTGTAAGGTTTAACTTAGTTGATAAACCATCAGGACTAATTTGAACTCCATCAGTTAGCATCTGATAGTCATGAGTCAACTTCTCAATTGCAACTCTATGACCATGTAGTGTTGGATCACCACTATCTTGAGCTATATCATCAGTTTGTGTGAATTCATTATATAATGATGGATTAATAGTTCCTGCACTTGAATGAGCTAAAGGATTGCTATTAAGAGGGAGTACTTCATATAAACTAACATCTTTCCAATCATTAGGAACTCCAGGACCACCTGGAATATAAGCAGCATCAACGTGTTTCTGAGAATCTATTTCCCCCCCACCATCTTGGAAACATATTCCTAAAATGTTAGTAGCAGAAATGAAATTTGGTCTTATACCATTCAATGCTGTATCAGTGTTGCCAATAGGATAACCTGTCCAACCTCTGCTAGTTGAAGTACTCTCAGTGCTTAAACCCTTAGCAGACATCCATGCTTCGGTAGGTAATAAACAAAAATATTTCCATGTGTCTTCAAACTTCTCATCATCATTCCAACAAGCACCACCATATGCTGTTGGGTCACTAAACAGACCAGATCCACTGTAAGCACCCCATGGAAATTGCATATTAGAAGCATGATGACTAGATGCAATTGCTCTACATGGTGGTTGATTATTTCCTGGCCAATTATTATCAGGATCCATTGTATTTTCTAACCAACTCTCCAATGGAACTGATGTTGCATTCCAAAAAGCAACCATACCCATTGGTTTTGGATCTAAAATTGTGGTTGGTGAAGATGAATCAACCTCATTAGATGCCCTCAGTCTAGTTCTTTTACCACTATGGAAATGCATATGACCATGCAAACCATTCTCCATCACAGTCTCATTATCAGTCTGTCTTCCAGCAGTAGTACCAATAGTCCAACCTGGCCTACCTCTCATATCAATTGTTTGAACAGGAATATTAAATTTACCAGTATATGTCACATCAACTGATGTTCCAATAGTTGAGGATGCATCAATACCAATACCAGAACGATTAACTTCATTACCAGCAGTACTAACCTCTCTAATTGATTTGTACATACCAGAGTCAGGACCAGTTGTTGGTTTTGGATACTTAGATCCTAAATCAGGTACACAAAATTGCAGATCATTAACTGTTTGTAATGTGTTATAATTTCTATCTCTTCTAATAAATTTCCCTGTTGGACCAGCACCACAAACAGCAGCAAGTTGTGGATACTCATCCACATTGTAAACACTACCATCACATCTTAAATAACCTGATGGTAACTCTTCCTTTTGTCTACTACTATTAGGATCATTACTAATCTCTTTTGGCCATATAATAATTTGACCTGTCAAATTACCATATTTTGATCTCTCTGACCCGTAAAATTTTGCCATTTAAAACGCCTTAATTAGATAAGTTACAATCATTGATGGCTGAGCAATGTCAACAATAATATTTAGAGCATTATCAAAGTTCTGTGGATTAACATTACCCAAACTAACATTGGTTACAGGTTTTGTTGTCTCTGGTTTTAATGATCCAACAGACATTTGAATATCAAATGTACCATGATTGTGAGATGTGAATGTAGTATCATTTGGATCAGTTGAACTAAATGTATTTAAAGTTGTACCATAAGTTCCTTCCTGAAATGTAACAGTTGAACCACCTGTATCATTAGTAGTTTGATTTAACGTAATCTCATAAACATAATCACTATCATTATTACCTGTTCTTTTAATCTCAGTAATATATGATCCTTTCTTAAATCCAGGGCCAGTCACCATTTTAAATGGACGAATCTTATCATACTGATACCATGTACTAGTACCACTTGTCTTTTGAGTTCTAATATCTGTTCCAGCAGGTAATGAGAATTTACTATTACCAGCAGGAATAGTTGCTGCTACAGTAAACTTATTAGCAGGATCTTCTGGATTATCTGGTATAGCATTTAAATTAGATCCAGTATCTACACCATAATAATTTCTCCTGTTAGCAAATACAAGAGGTCTAGGGAATAATCCAGTCCACGCCAAATTATAATGAATGGGTTTATCTGTATTTGTTGGATCATTACCCATAGGATTATAAAAGTGTGCATCAGTAAATGAATCACCACTATAATTAATAGCGTAATCACCTGTAGGAGAATTATTTGTTGGTGTTCCATCATGCCATGATGTAGCAGGAACTGTTGTCCAATAATCTTTTCCAGGGTCATTTATATACTCATGAAATGTATCCATAACTGGAAGAGTATCTTCATGCATATTATCACCATAGTAAGCAATCATCTGCTTACCATTTCTCCAACTAGTAGCAGCTTGTTCATCAGGGTCAAAACTACATTCATTTGGTGCTGATTTAACTATATGACCACAACTAGCATGACTTTGAGATCCACCCAATTGTACCATAGTAGATGTAAAAGCTTCTGCACCAAAGAATCCTGCTCTAGCAGATATAAAAGTACCTGGATGTTGGTGAGCAGGAGTATGATTCATACCTAACTTTCTATTCAGCGTACTAATAGTAGCAAAGAAATCAGGATCACTAATAGTTTGTCCTGTATACTTACCAACCAAATTTACATTAGGATCAGGGAACAAGAAATCAATATCAGCATTAGCTGCTATCAAAGTTGGAACAACAACAGTAGCACCATAATCTTCTACTAGAGTAGAACAGACATTATACACATTTGATTGTCCATACTGATAAGTAGGATCACCAAGATATGCTTTCTCAAGATCAATCATACACCTATTAGTGAGATTGGGAAGAATAAATGTTCCTGTATAATTAGGAAACTCTCCTATCATACTTCCACCATAGGTGTCACCCAACTCAGAAGCAAGTAAAGGAAAATCTATTGCCTCCAACTCTTTACCATCACAAACTCTCCACCCCTTGGGAACATTTGCTGCGGTAAATCCCTCATTACCATCACCACCCCACGGTATTATAGTGCCGACACGAGCGGTTTTCATTGACTTTATGGTATTATAGAACTGTGCCATATGTTTATAACTCTGTTAGCCACCATCCACGCAAGTTAGATGGAATTGAAGATGCATTTGGATCACCAGCAGCATCACTTGGACCCACGTAAATTAGACCAAAGGATGCATTTCTTGTTTGAACAACAAGTTCACCACTATCCCAAGAAGTAGTCATTTGACCAGCACCAGCTTGAATCTTAGTACCAGTTCCATCACCTTGAATTGAAGTAGCAACATTATTAATCTTCAATGCCCTGATAACAAGACTTGCATTATATGATAGGTTACCACTAACTTCAACAAATCTAATCATATCACCAGTCTCAGCATCCTCAGGTAGATAAACAACTATGTTAGTTGCAGATGCTGTATTAATCAGATAATTATTATTCGCTTGTAGTGGTGCTGCCTGTGTCTGTCCAATACCAGTTAAAGACTGCTCAACATATGTATATCTACGTCCACCATTACGTGTCCAGTATCTACTAATACCAAAGGCATCAATAGAACTATCTTGATACATCTTGAAGTCTTTTGGTCCAACACTACCACTACCAGCAGATCCTAAGTTATCAATATGGAATATTTCAGCGGAGGAACTACCAGCAGCAGAAACCTGACCCTTAACATAAAGTTTAGTTCCTAACTCAGCACTACCATCAAATGAATATATTCTAGCGTTAACATCAGTAGTACATGTGCCGTTTGTTACGCAAGTACCATGCTGAATAATCAAATCACCTTTAGTTTGTAAAGGACCACCGATGAATAGACCCATGTAACCTGTTTCTTCATCCCTAACAGACTCATCACCATTGTGATCGTCATCGTTAGCTACGTTGAAGATAAGTGTCTTACCATCAGAACCATACATTCTGATGCTACCACTATTAATTACAATATCATCATTGACAGTTAGTTTACCACCACCAAAGAATCGTGCATGTACTCCATTAGCATTAAACTGACCTGTAGTTACATCATACCTAGTAGACTTAGAAAGTCTAATACCATATGCACTGTCAACATTACCATCAATAGAATCAGGATAGAACCACTCATTAGCACCATTATTAGTTTCCAATCTTAGATAATGTGTATAATCTAACTTATCAGGAACTATATCAGCATTGAGTAGATGTAACCTAATTCTTTCAGGAAGAGTGTTTGGACTCTCAACTTGTGACCTACCAGTAGCTGGAATAGATTCAAGAAGAACTGTCGTATTATCATACTTATGGATTCTTACAATTACTGCTCCAGCATTCCATGCTTGAACTGTAGTACCCTCTTGTCCTCTACCACCTGTAGGATATGTACCAGCAGGATATGCAGCATTGTATATGGTAGGTAGATAATCAATACCAGCACTGGTATAAGGATCATCAGTAATCCTTAGAATCTCAATTGCATTTTCTCCATCATAAATTGCAATTAGGTCATCCTTAACGAATGAATCCTTATTACTTGCAATAGCAATGGTATAATCAGTTGTTCCAAAAGCTGCAGATACAGTTGTTATTGGACCATCTGCCTGTTTAGTCTGTGGATCATGAACATATGAATGAACTGTAGTTGTACCATCATGAACTAATGGTGTAGAACCAAAGTATCCACCTTTAGCAAACACTTTACCATACCTACTACCAAGAACTGTATCACCACTACAAACACTGGTCTTGAATACATCTGTATGTCTATTCTTAAGAGTAAAGAAGTCATCAAGAGTAGAATCTACTGGAGGATAACGTCCAGTGATAGCACCACACTTACCTAGAATACTCAGAGAACCATTAACAGTCAATAATGAATCTGTATTACCATCACCAATAGTAACGTCACCAGTTACAGAGTCAACATCAAATACTGTTGTCTCAGAATTACTATCACATCCTTTCTTAACACGCAATTTCTTAGAAACTGCTTGAAGAACTGTAGTTAACTTGAAGATTTCACCTTCATCATCTACATTATCACCAGCTGGTGTACCATCATCACGTGAAAGAATAACATAATCACCAACATCAATTCCACCACCAAATTGTGCTAAATCAATCTGCTTCTGTCCACTAGTAGTATCAATAGCAGCAGTCAACCAAGTAGAATCATACTGTACAACACACTTAAAGATATCAGTTGTATCTGCATGTTGAGTACTTGTAGTAGTGTATGTTCCAAATGGTAGTCTCTTAACTACAATATAATATGGAGCAGTATTAATTCTTGGAAGAGAAACAATCTGAACAAATTCTGCATGAGTTGTTCCACTCTCTGCTGTATCAATAAGTAGAACATCCTGTTCAGCAAAATATGGGACACCAGCAGGATTTGCTGTTGTTATTTGATAATAAGGACTGTACTTAAGTGGTAGATAGAATTCTCCAGCAGGTAGATCAGGTAGTGAAGCAGAAGAAATGGCATTAGACCATGTAGCATCACCCCAATTACCAGCACCAGCAGTATCAACTCTGTTATAATCAGACTTACTAACAGTACCAGTTGGTGCAGTTAGTCTCAGAACATCAATAATATCTACGTTCTTATTATATAAATTATTGCCAAGAATACCAGTATCATGAGACATCATTGTCTTAGATCCTGCTTGCTTCCTATCAGCAGTGAAGGAGAAGTTATTCAACCCACCACACAATGTGATATCACCATTAGATCTAATGGTAGAATCAACAATTAAATTGTTTCTAACTGTAGTCTTACCACCCTGACCAGCAACAGTAATATCAGAAGCATTAGTAGCAAATTTAAGTATATTTGTTGCACTACTACCAGATAAGAATTCAACAGTACCAGAAGTAGATGTTAAATTAACTGTGTCATATAAACCTCGTCTAGTACCAAGTTGCATGTCACCAGCAATCTTGAGTGACTTAGTATCAATCTGAGTAAACGAGTCAGTTTCAGTACTGAGATAAGCACCACCAAGAGTTAATCTAGAAATATGAGCATTGGTGCCATCACCATCTGCTGTATCACCAATATTAATCCAACTCTTAGCAGCAGTATTACCAATTTGAATATCTTGAGTATCTGTCTGTACATTACCAATTTCAATGTTCTTAGCAGATCCAGCAACCAAGAGACCTCTTGTGCCACCAGTAGTATTAACATCATGACCACCAACAAATGAGGTGTCCATTAAGAAGTTAAACTGTCCTTCACCAACACTGGTTCTTATCTCAGCAGTGTTAGATGCACTAGGACCACCACCATTAACATCAATATCCTGTTCAAACTTAGCATCATTAGTAAACCTAGAAGTTCCATCAACAACTAAGTTTCTATCCAATTCTGTATTTGCTGTACCATCATCAGAAACATTAATACCAACACGTTCAGTCTGTGTATTAATACGGAATACTGCACTACCTCCAGGAGCTGTTGGTGTTTGAGTACCAACTAACAATGCATGTGGTTTAGCAGTAGATGCACCAGATGAATAGTTGATATCATAACCACTAATGAATGCATTACCAACTACATCAAGATTAGCATGTGGTGTTGTAGAACTATTAACAAATGCAGTCTTCCATGCATCTGTATTACGAGATCTAGCAACAGTATTAATACCAACTCTATAATCAGAGAATCCAGAACTCTTAGTACGTATTGCTTCAGAACCTAATACACCCCACTCCTTCCAAGAAGTATTGGAGTATTCCATGGTAGCAGTTGTTTCATCTGACCACAGTCTTGGGTTAGAGTTATCAACAGCACCTACATTGACATTGATATTGATTTTAATCCAATCATTATCTTCATTATAAGTAGACGCTTCAATATCATGGATTCCATTAAATGCTGGTTCACTGAATCCTGTAATTCTAATCCTACTTCCACTAGTAATCTTAGGAGTGAAGTTCTTATTAGCCTTAGCATTCTTCCAATTAATTCTGATGATAGAACTACCATCAAATTCCATGTTAAGAATAGCATCTGGTGAACCAGGAGTATTATCATCAAGAACTTCATATGTGTTAGCATAGATCCAACCAAGTGAACCTGAACTACCTACACTATCACCCTTAAGGAGCATATCACCAGGAAGTGGTGTTGGTCCTTGAGTACCATAACGAACTATTTGAATAGGATCAAAATACTCCTTAGCATTAGAACTTTGTGCAGGAGAAATATTTGATCCAGTAGTACCAACTACATGGTTCTGAATCTTATATCCTTGAGCAGCACCAAGAGAACCACGTGGGTTAAACTGGAATATAGATGCGGCAATCTTGTTCTTATAAAGTACAATATCACCTCTAGTCTCAAGATTCTTCTGTTGAGAAGACCTATCAAGAGTAGCATCTTCGCCAACAGGAGTAGCATTAGGATTAACAGAAGATATAATTGTTAATGCCTTATAATCCTTACTATCAAGAGTACTTAGAATATTGATAGAAACTGGAGAGTTAAATGTGTTTGGAAGTTTGCCCTCATCTCCACCATTAACTGTAATATTCTGGTTGAATGTTACAGGAGTATCAAATGTAGTAACTAGGTTACCAATTGCATCATCCTCATCAGCAGAATCAACAAGTGATGCAGACTCTAGGAATACTTCTTCACCAGTGATAGCATCAATCTTACGGTTACCAATGTATAGGTCACCATTAGAGTTAAGACCAGTGTAGAATACTAGACCACCATCTTGCTTCTTAGACTGAGCATAGAAGTCTTGAATTGGAGTTAGTAGAACTTCCTGTCTGATTGGCAAACCAGTTGAGTAGTTACCAGGACCGAAACCAAGGTATTCAAACGTATGGTTACCAGCACGTGCAATAGATGGACGGCGAAGTTCAACGTATAGTCTCTGATCAACAACAACTGTACTATCACCAGCAATAGGAATCTGACGATCCTCAGAACCAGAGGTAGCATTACCTTCTTGTGCTCTTAAACGATTAGCTCCTGTATAACTGTTAAGAGAAAGTGCAGGAGTTGCAAGGAAGTCAATCATTGCTTCCTTAGTTATTGATCCCTTGAAGTCATTGACTCTTACAAGACCATGAACATAGTTATCAGCAGCAGAGTATGTTGCAGGTGGATCAACGAAGTTAGGATCTAACTGTTTGAACCATACAGGATCATTCTTATAGTTTAATGGATAGAGTTTGCTGATTGGCTGAGAGAACTTCATATGTCTGAAGTTATCTTGGTTACCAGCACCTGTTGGGTATGGTGAAACATTACCACGAACAGCAGTAATATAGAAGATACCATCTTGCTGTTCAAAGATACGTTTCTGAATCTCTTCAACATCAAAGACGTAGAATGTATCGTCAATTTCTCCAACATCCTTCACAGAATCAATATAATATTGATTACCTTCACCATCATTAAGTGTATCACCTGGTGTCAGTGTATAAACTGGTGTACCAAGTTGTCTGTAATAGTACTCTGGATAACCCTTACGAATCATCTCTTTGAGATACAAAGACTTACCATAATCTGCATCAGCAAGTTGATCAGCAAATACTACAGCACTTAGTTGAGTCTGAGTAAACCTAGTATCTTCAAAAGCAGAATAATCAAGAGTACCAGAGATACCTTTAAGAATCAAATGCCATTCTGTAGTTCCAGGAACATTAAGAGCAGCATGAACATAACCACTACCCTTATCATTGCCATCCCATTCAACTTTAGTATTCTGATGATAACCATTAGTTGGTTGACCAGTATTAGCAATAAATGAACCACCTTGAGGTGCATTTACTTTAACTGTAACTAGAGTCTCATTCTTAAGAGCAGGTACATTTGGATCAATACCATGATCAAATACTGTCAACTCAAGAAGAGTATCACCACTAACACTATCAACAAAATACCTAGCAGATTGAATAGTTACTTGTACTTTAGAATCAGTTGTAACATACTGTTGATACTTGTAACCAGATCCTGTTAGATCTTTTCTATATGGATCATACTGCCAATCAAGATTCAGAGAGGTAGCACCACCAGGAGGATTAGCAAACGTTGCTGCATCCCAACCAAGAACTTCATTAGATTGACCACTATCAGAGGTATTATAGAACTTAGCATTTGTGGTAGGATTACCTGCCTGAGGCTTCAATACAATCTTCTGAGGCATGAGCTTTCTTGTCTCATCCTTCCTCATCTTAATTGTGAATCCATTCAGAGGATCACGAACAGACTTCAGATACTTAGGAATAACATAACGGAAACGATAGATACGATCTGTTGCTTCCCTCTCATCACTTAGACGTGTATACCATGTATCATTAGTCTTACTTTGTCCCGAAGCATCGTTGTATTCAACATCATGGAATCTCTTAAGGATTTCTTGTGATGTAGAAGGAGCACCATTTGAATTTGGTTCTACCTGAAGATACCACTTACCAAAGTAATTTTCACCAGGACCATAATCCACAGTAGGATCAAAACGCATTGGTGATGTACGCTTATCAGCAAATACCGAGAACCCTGCTCCCGAAGAGAATTCTATTTCTTGTTGTTGGTTAATAGCATCACTATGATTCCTATAAACCTTAAAGACCTTAGAACTAACATACCTAGCATAGAATACTTTATCTTCTCTTATTCTTCCGTTCTGAGCACCACCCCCTTGGAATGTAATGTTAGGATCACTCGCTGCTGTTCCACCTGGCTTAGGTAATACACCACCTTCATTTGCTCTAAAGAAGATCGGATGACCTTCAGGAACATTAGTCTTAGGTACGTCAAATATATGAGCAACATCAGTCTGTAGACCATTAGTTACTAATGTACAAGAATATTGATGAAGATCATACTTATCATCCAATGTGAATTGATAAAGATCAATCTCAACATCAGGATGAATACCTTCAACTTCAGCAGAATGTAAGTAGATACCAGCAGCAGCATTCTCTTTGCTACTTGCAAGCATCAATACATCTTGAGCATCACCATTAAATGATGTTGTTGTTGCATAGTCCTTAGGATACGTAGCCCTACCAGGAGCAATAATATAATACTTCTCATTAGTTTCAAATCCATTAGGAAGTCTTACATTACGCTTATCAACTGTAACACCATGCTTAGGACGTGGAACCAATCTTATAGGTGTTCCAGTCTCAAATTTGTGGGGATTATTTTGTACAGGCGGTTGTAATGATGGATCAACTATGGTCCATAGTGTTGCCCTAGTAGAAAGATTAGAAGACGATGCTGGTTCTGTTCTAGGAACACTGTTTAAACCAGATTGAATAATCGTATTGATGTTAGCAAAGTACTGACGAACAGCAGTTGCTTGTGTAACACACTCAGGATAAGTAGTATCCCTTCTAGCAGCATTTACAGCAGAATTGGAGAATGAAGAATCAATCGTTGGTCTATACTGAGTTGTATAAACACCTGTATTAGGAATGCCACCTGTTTCTGGCCAACTAAACCACAGATATGAATCAGATGTCGTAGTAATAGCATTTACTGATGGACCAAATTCAGTTCCAAATGGTATTTCAACCTTATCAATTGTATCTAGATATCCAGCAGTAGAGATAGTATTAGTAAGAATACCAAAGAGTGTAGTAATTGTAGAAGCAACATTCTGACAAGGACCATTAGAAATATTCCTTGTGATAGAATCAAGTGCTGATCCATTTGCTACTGTAGCAGTAACAATACCAAACAATGTATTGATAGTAGATCTAATACCCTCACACTTACCAGGAGAAATAGTTCTTGTAATTCCACCTACTTGTACTGCACCTGCAGATGCACTTACAAATGTATGAGCATATGCACCACCAGTAATAACACTATTAGCCAATGCACTAACAAATGTATGAGCATGTTGCTCATTAGCAGGAGAAACTCCAACATCTAATGTAATAGTAGTAGATGTTGCTGCTACAATATTAACAGCAGTATCATGTGCTGGATCTGTAGTTCTTGGATAAGTATGCTGAGTAGCATGATTATCTTTAGTACATGTAAATGTAACAGCATTAGGAAGTAACTTAATTGTAGTTTGAGGAGTCAAACTATGAGCACCAATTGTCAGTGTCATGTGACCACTAGCTGGATCATATGTTCCAGCAGTAGGAGTATAATCTACAGATGTATCTGCAAGACCAACATTAACAGTAATAGTATTATCAGTTACTGACTGAACCTCAACTGATTGACCATAGATAGGATCACTTGCACGTGGATATGTCTTCTGAGAAGTATTTCCATCCATTGTACAAGTAAATGTCAATGAATTATCTGCTATATTAACAAAACTCCCTACTTCCAAACTATGACCAGATCCAATAGTAAGAACTAAATCACCTGTCGCATGATCGTAAGTAGCAGTACTAACTGTCTTCGCAATACCAGCAAAACTCTCAGGATTACTGATAGCATTAATAACAATATCAGAAAGTGTATTGACTACAGATCTTACAGTCTCACACTTAGTAACAGACTGAGTACGATCAACACTCTGTAGTGATGATGGTGTTGATACAGTACTAGTTAATATTGAAATAAGAGTTTGAACTGTTGCTCTCTGATTAGGACACTTAGGACTATTAGTATCAGCAGTAATAGTATTATCAATTGATTGAGTTAAAGTAGTATGACCACCAATAGTAACTGTTTCATTTGTCATAACCTGAATGATCAGATCACGTACAGCATTGAATGCAAATACAGTTTCATTCTCATGTCCATTAGCATGTCCACCAGAGACATACATGTTAGCAGTATCCCATACCCTATCGTTACCACCATAAGCAAGGTTATGTGCAACAACATCAACTACATCCTTAATATCATCAAGACAATCATCAGTAGTATATCCTATAGCAGGAGTATAGTTGGAATACTGTGCAAGCATCCTTCCCAGTGCAATTTCTGCCACGAAATTTTTGTTGGCATCAATCAAATTCTTAGCATCAGCTACCTTATTATCTTGAGGTGTTTGAGGCGCAGTTGTAACAGTAGTATCATACCACTGAGTCTTGCCATGTGATCCAGTAAGAAGAACTTTTTCATTCCTAATTATTTGAACCATTAAGTCACGAGCAGCATTAAATGCTTGAATTGTCTGCTCCTCTTCACCAACAACATGAGCACCTGTTACAAACAGGTTCGCCATATCCCATACTCTATCATTACCACCAAATCCTACGTTATGAGCAATCTCAAGAACAAAGTCTTTAATGTCATCTCTACAATCCTGTGAATTTCCAGTTGGAGGAGTGAACCCACTATTGGTAAGAATCATCCGTGAGTATGCTTCATGAGCAATTAGATCAGCATTATTAAGAATTAGATTATATGCATCACCATTCTTATCTACTGGTGCATCAGGAGTATCAGCAGTAATTGTAGTGTCATATATCTGAGGCAATCCATGAGAACCAATGGATAGAATCTTCTGATTCCTAATGACTTGACCAGCCATTTGCTTGGCATGTTCAAATACTACATTAGTCTCTGTTCCTTCACCACCAACTTCAATCTGCTTAGATGCACTAACAAATGTATGTGCTCCAACAGTGTTATCATTAGCAGGTCCAACATTAATTGTAATTGTTGTGGAACTTACAGCAGTAATGACAGGATCATAAGACGCAATTGGGTCTGTTGCTCTAGGATATGAGTGGTTAGTTGCATTACTATCTTTGGCACATGTAAATACCAATGCATTCTGTGGAATCTTAACTCTATCACCAATACTATTACTATGAGTACCAATGGTCAATGTCATGACACCACTAACAGGAGTATAGGTAGCAGCAGTAACTGTCTTACTTACACCAGCAACATGGTTACCAGTCTTATATGAGTATGCAGCATCCCATGTCTTATCATTACCACCATACGCTACGTTATCTGCAATTGCTTCAAGTAGATCTACAACGTCATCAACACAATCTTGATTATGATAAGCATTACTACCACCAACAGAGAATACTTTATGTACTGAATTAGTAGCAGAACTTACCCAAGCATGTGTATAACCACCACCAGAAGTAACAGCTCCTGTTGTAGCACTTTGGAATGCATGAGCATAACGATCTGCAGCTGCAGCAACGCCAACATTAATAGTGATAGTTCCTGCTTGCTTCAGAATACCACCAGTAGATCCTCTCTTAAATGTATGAGCAGAACTTGGTTGATGCTTAACACAATTTGGAGTTCCAGAAACCCATGTATGAACTGACTGTGGTACAAATTCTACAGCATCAGCAATAGCACTTACAAATGTATGTGCATACTGATTATTAGTATCAGCATCAAATCCTACATCAACTTTAATAATTCCTGTCTGTTTCTTAATTCCATTAGGAAGAGCACTGGAGAATACATGAGCTGAAATATTAGAAGACTTACCAACATTAACAGTGAAATCATTCGCTGTAGTACTTCTAACCTGCAACCAATTTCCACTTGGATGATCAAATCCAACACGAGGATATGGATGCACAGTAGCATCACTATCTAAAGCACATGTAAATGATAGAGATTCATCAACAACCTGAATATAATCTCCACCAGAAGTAATAGATCCAGTAGCAATAGCTGTACATGTATGATCAAATACATTACCAGCAGATCCAAAGTTCACAAATACATCAAATGTACTCTGAGTTACATTACTAACAACTAACTCTTCATTGCTTGCAGGGTCTGTTGCTCTAGGATATGTGTGAGTAGAACCATGATTATCCTTAGCACATGTAAATGATAGTGAGTTGTCCTTAATCCTAATATACTCACCATTTTGTAGACCATGATTAGGAATATTGATGGTCAATACACCCGTAACAGCGTTATATGTTGTACCAGCAACTAGTGGAGTAAATTCTTGTGGTCCTGCAAATCCATGACTAGAAACTGCAATTGTCAAATCACCAGTTGTTGGATTATATACAGCACCCGTTGCTGTATGAGATGTTGACCCCACCTCTTTAATTTCTAATGACTTACCAGCATATGGATCAACACCAGGACGTGGATACGTATGATTGGTTGTGTTACCATCCTTAGCACAACTGAAGGTTAATGAATTATCCTTAAGAACAACATTAGATCCAGCACGAAGACCATGCTGACCAATATTCAATTCAAGATCACCAGTTGTCTGACTATATGTTGCAGCAGTTGGTTGGTAATACTTATTATTACCTGCATTTCCAACATTAACTGTTACAGTAGTTGCTGTCTTATTAACAATATGAAGAGATCTTGATGAAGCATAATCATCACTATTATCCCTAACAGTAATACCATTAGCAGTAGCAGATACAAAAGTATGAGCAGTTACATTAGTAGAAGGAGCAGCAGCAGTAACAAATATATCAAATGTATTTGTAGTTACATTAGAAACTTCTATCCAATTACCACTAACAGGGTCTGTAGATCTTGGATAAGAATGATCACCAGCACCATGTGTACAACTAAACGTTAATGAATCATCAGATACTTTAACAAAATCTCCATTATTCAATCCATGTGTATTACTATTAATAGTAACAATACCAGTTGTTGGATTGTATGTTGTTCCTGCTGTTGCAGTAATACTATTCGTAGCTGGACGTGGATATGTCTTAGTAGAATCATTCCCATCCATAGTACATGTGAATGACAACGAATTGTCATCAATAACAATACCTTCACCAACCTCTAAAGTATGTGTTCCAATAGTTAATGTTAACTCTCCACTTGCAGCATCATAAGAACCAGATGTAGGAGTATAAGATGAATTAGGTCCAGCAGGTCCAACATTAACTATAAATGTATTAACTGTGACATCAGAAATTGTTAACCAATTTCCAGATGATGGATCCGTTTCTCTGGGGTAGTTATGCTCACTAGCATTACTATCCATAGCACAAGTAAAGGTTAACCCACCATCAGCAATCTGTACCTTATCTCCATTAGCAAATCCATGGTTAGGAACAGTAATCTCAATAATACCATTATCAGCATTATAGTCAGCGCCTGTTGCTGTATGATAAGAAGCACCTACATCCTTAATCTCTATGGAAGTTCCAGCAAATGGATCAGTTCCTGCACGAGGATAAGTTTTTGTAGAAACAAAGTTATCCTTAGCACACTTAAATGATAGTGAATCATCTGCTAACCTAATACTAGTTCCCCTCTTAAGATTATGAGAACCAATGGTAAGTACCATATCACCAGTATTAGGATCATAATCAGCCCAAGATACATCATGACTAACATTAATTGTCTTACCAACATCAATAGTTACAGTATCTGATGTTGCTGCTGAAATTGGAAGTACAGAATTAGCAGCAGGATCACCAATACGAGGATATGCATGGTTAGATGCATTACTATCCATATCACATGTGAATAAGAATGCGCCATAATCAAATCTAACTTGATCTATCGCTCTCTTCAATCCTTGTCCAACAGCACTCACGAATGTGTGTGCATAATCTCCACCAGTAGCTACAATGGCTCGTGTAATACCATTAGCAGATGCAGATACGAAAGTATGAGCATAATCACCACCAGTACTAACAGCGTTAGCAGCAGCAGAAACAAATGTATGAGCAAAAGTGTTTAGAGAAGGTATATTTGCACTTAAAACTTGAACAGTAATAGTTGTTGCACTAACTGCAATAATATCTACAGCAATATCAGATATAGGATCTGAAGAACGTGGATATGTATGATTGGTAGCATGATTATCCTGAGCACAAGTAAATGTCAGAGAATTATCTGCAATCTTAATAGAATCTCCAATAGCATGATTATGAGTACCAATGGTCATCTCCATGATGCCAGTGATAGGATTATAATCAATATTACTAGGAGTATATTGTAGTAATGGTGATGCACCAACATTAACTTGGAAGCTGTCAGTAGTTACATTACTAATTTCCACCCAACTGTTACTTACTGGGTCAGATGAACGGGGATATGTCTTCTGAGAAGTATTTCCGTCCAATGCACATGTCATTGTGATGGAGCTATTTGCAATCTTTACTCTATCTCCATTAGACAATCCATGAGCAGCAGATGTAATTACCAACGCACCAGTAGAAGCAGTATAAGCAGCATTAGTTGCTGTTAACTTATCACTTACACCCACAAAAGTATGTGCTGTAGTATTAGTAGATGGTATTGTTGAAAGAACCTGTACTGTAATAGTATCAGCAGTTACCGACTCAACCGCAAATCCTTTATTGTAGAATGGATCAGTAGTTCTTGGGTAATATTTTGTTGTAGCATTACTATCCTCAACACATGTAAATGCTAAAGATTCTGGTGTAATTCTAACATTGGTTCCAGCACTCAACCCATGATTACCAACCGTCAAGGTCATCAAACCTGTTGCAGGATCGTAAGTAGAAGCAGTAGGACTATATGAAACTACTGGGGATTTACCAACATTAACATCAAATGTATTTGTAGTTACATTAGAAATCTCCAACCACTTCTTGCTAACAGGATCTGAAGCTCTTGGATATGTGTGGTTAGTAGCACCACTATCCATAGAGCAAGTAAAGGTTAAAGAATTATCTTCAAACTTAATCTTTTCTCCATTAGCAAATCCATGATTAGCAATAGTTACCGTAATTACTCCAGTTGATGGAATATAAGAAGCGGAACTAACAGTGAAACTATCAGCAGGAGTTAAACCATGACCAGTCATAGTAACTACTAATTGACCAGTACTAGATGTATAGACTGCTCCTGTTGGAGTAAACTGTTGAGTTGAGGAAGTAAGAACCATTCTCTCAACAGACTCATGTGCAATTAGATTCTTATTAGCAAGGATTAGATTCTTAGCATCTCCATTACGATCATTAACTAACTCCCCATCCATAGAAGTGATAGGATCAGTAGCAGTAACACTAGATTGTGTTAGACCATGTGTACCATAGATGAATACATTCTCCTTACGCATGACTTGAATAGCCATGTCTTTACAGTAATTGAATGCACGAATAGTCTCATCTTTCTTCGCTGCTAGATCTGTAACAGAACCACTATCATAATAATATGCAGCATCCCATGTGTCAGCGTTACCACCGTAACCTGTATTCTCAGAGATAGCATCAATTGCTTTCTCTAGGTCATCAATACACTTTGCTTTACCTGTAACAGTAGTATATCCTGTAGAAGGAGTATAATTAGGGAAGTCAAGAAGCATTCTTTCATATGCTTCAGTTGCAATAAATGTCTTGTTAGCAAGGATTAATTCACGAGCATTACCATGACGATTAGAAAATACTTGCTTTACAGTAGAAGTAGCTTGTTGTCCTAATTCAATTGTTGTTGAGTCAACAATACGCTTAACAAACGTATTAGCAGGAATAACAGCATTAGGTGATGTAGCACCTGCACTCAATTCGTTATCTGTAAAATCAGAAGGAGTATAATCAGCAACCAACATACCTGGAACAATACCAGTGCTGTCACCAACTTTAATGATAGCATTACCAGCAGTTGTCTCTACACCTTTACGATAATATGAGAAATTACGTAGTGATGCTACTGCCAAATCTCTAGCATAATCGTACCCTTCTAGGGTCTCTGCTTTCTCTCCATCAATATAACTTAGATTACTATTTCCACCTGACTGAACATAATAGGATTCAGCAGCTTGAATAGTATTGATGTTACCACCAAGTCTTAAATCTTGTACTGTGGCATCAAGAAGATATCCAATGTCACGACGACACTTAACAATATCAATACCACCTTTAACTAGAAGTGCTGGATACTTAGAAGTAATATATCCATATGCTTCATAAGCAATAAAGTCTCTGTTTGCTTCAATTAGATTAGCAGCATCAAGATCTTTATTATTAACTGTTACACCAGTAGGGTTAAGAATACCAGGAGTTGCAGTATACTTCTGGAATCCATTAGGACTTACAGTAGCAGAAAACTCATTAGGATCACCAGCATTATTTGGTGTTAACTTAACGAAGATCTTTTCATCAGACTTCGCACCAATACGAAATCCACCAATAGTCGCTGCAGGACGCTTAGTAGGATTATATGCATCATCATCGCCAAGATATAGTTTGGTGTGATTAGATTGATCATTAGATGCCTGAATATCTAATGTATAGTAAGATTGTTTCTTAGTATTTCCAGAAGTTTCTGGAACAATACCAGGAGGAATAATTGCATCAATATATCCACCCTTATCTTGGTTAAAGGCATAACCTTTATAACCTTTAGCATGTAAAGAGGTATTACCGAAGTTACTGTTAGAGTTGGTGATACTCATATCACCACCACTTTCCATTAGGAAGTGATCAGCAAAACCAACAGCGAAGATACTAACACACTGAATGAATGAATCATCCGAAGCACGAACGTGGAAGTTTCTCCAGTCATCCTTCCAAAATGCATCACCCTTAGTATGATATGCTACCGTAGCAAATGCATCCTTCAGAGATGCTTGGTTAAATGTATTGGTATACTCATCATACCTGATGAACGCTCTATCATCCTTCTGTAGAGACACACCAGTGTACTGAGCGATAACCATTGATTTGAAACCAGTGGCTTTCAAACCATTTGCCCAAATACCACAAATACCCCATGTTGAACGGATGGAGCAGTTGAATACGTATGGAGATGCAGATTCTACCGAGTCAACTTCTGCCTTAACAGCAGCATTTTGTCCAAGTGCAACTGGAGTAGAATTTACTTCATATGTGGTTCCAGCAATAAGACTAGTAGTAGTTCCTAAAGAAGATACTACACCTTGAATACGATACCTGAATACTCTAGGATCAGTCTGATCAATCTCATCAATAGAGAATGTTCCATTTACTTCATCATCAAGAGCATTATTCTCAATAGCAATGAACTGGTTCTTAAAGTAACCATGATTAACCTTAGTTGTTACTTCTACTTGAGTAGTAGATGGTGGCAATCCAGCTATTGTTGTACTATCATCTAATTTAATACTTTCAATAGAACGAATATCAGAGAGAGGACCAACAATCCTTGTCTCTTGAATTCTATCACCAAATTCATTTGGATTATCAATATTTGGTTGATACTGAGAGAATGCCTTAGCAATCTTCCTATAATACAGACCTAACTCTTCTTTATCTGCATATTCAAATACAGTCAGTTTATGGTGAGAGAAATTAGGAATCTCTAACTTATCACTACCCCAATCATTAGTACCAGGAGCAGGTGTCTGATTATAAACCTTACCAACACCCTCAGTAGTATCATACAATGGTGATGAAGGCTCAAGATCACCATCTCTAATGGTCATCTGCCAGAAGTAACAACCACCTGTTACATTAAAGATAGCAGACCTTTTCTCTAATCTATCAGCAGGATCAGGAACAAATAGTGGATGTAAAGACGTTCTACGTAAGTCATAACCAATCATTGACGAACCACGAGGGATAATGGCTCCACCCTCAGTGTTATTAAACTTGTACAGACAATTATCAGGATCTCCAATATCTAAGTTGGAGTTATCAGTCCACTCACTAAGTGCTTGATCAAACGCAAAAGCATCAATGCCATCAGGACTCAAAATACCAGGACGGTTATCAATATAGTGTTTACCAGGCATCAGCATGATGGTAAACTGGTCAAACCTATCGTTATCGGTTCCTGGTAGGTATGAATACCTTGCGATTTCTATAAACGCTCTCTGAATAGATTTAAACGGTCTAACAGGAGAGTTACCCCTATTATTCAGTTCATCCGTTGCGTTGAAATCATCAGGTGAAACATACAAATACTTACCAGTTTTTGAACTAATAAGGTTATCAAGTCTTGTCAATGCCATATCTGCTCACGTAGATGTTTAATCTGTGCTCAGATTATTTATACAAGTAAAACCTGTAATATGACTTAGGTTCTAAAAAACTCCCAAGGCAGGATTTGAACCTGCGACCGAGTGATTAACAGTCACCTGCTCTGCCGCTGAGCTACTTGGGATTGTGAGACGGGGTATACGGGATTTGAACCCGTGATCTCTGCCGTGACAGGGCAGCGTCATAAACCACTAGACTAATACCCCAGGAGCGGATGAAGAGATTTGAACTCTCGGCATTCTCCTTGGCAAGGAGATGCTCTACCGCTGAGCTACATCCGCTGGTGGGCAAGGTTGGATTTGAACCAACGTAGGCATGGCCAATGGATTTACAGTCCATCTCCTTTAACCACTCGGACACTTACCCTGGGAAGGGGCATTTCACCCCTATGAGTTACTTGGGTTAGAAGGCTAACTTAACCCCCATCTCCCCTTAGGGTCAAACAGCAACGAGTTCGCGGGTGCGAACTGGGGCTACAGGACGGGAGAATGCTACGATATTATTCGCAGCAGGTGTAGATGTTTTTGCATCTGTTGTTTGCTTATC